CGGGGTTTCTTTCAATAACCTCGGCAACAGTGTAGTCTTTATACGGCCCATCCTTCAGAACGGAGTCTATATCATGTATCTTTATAGGCCCCGGTTTGTACAGGGTAGCCATGTGCTCAATCTCGTTAGGGTTAAAGTCTTTCATAGTCCGCACCGGAAAGTTCTGTAAAATACGCTGCCTTGAAATTAAATCTCCTGATGTTACGTTGCGTTTGTGTGAGAACAAAGATAAACTTTCTAATCTTATGGCCCTCTCCTCTTCGTTTTTTGGTGGGGGGATTGTTCGCATTTGTTCACCTCCTGGCCGCAGAGCGGGCAAATGTCAGGCATTAGTGAGTCATATTCCTCCGTGGTTGCTGCAATTATTTTATCAAATTGCGTTATGCGTTGTTCCTCTTTGTCTATGTTGTTCAGCATATCATCAAGCCGGTTTGCTTGTTTTTGTAACTGGTCCAGTGCTGCAAAATCGGCCTGTGTCGCATTAATAAGCACAGAGGCACCCGTGTATATGGGCAGGGCCTTTAAAACCCCCTGCTGCCGCAGAATGGAGTTGAGAAGGCTGTGCAGGGCCGTGGCCTTGGTGCGTTTAGCGGCTGCTTCGTTATACAAACGCTGAGTATCCACCAATTTCTTATCAAATTCCTTGATAAGTGTTGTAGTTTTATCTATTGTCTTGGCGTGTTCCTTGGAGTGGGATATTATAACATTCAATTGAAAAACGCGGTCTTCAAGGCTTATGTTACGCCACTCCATATCTTCCAGCGCTTTGCAGTCAACCTCCATGGCCGGTAGGTAGTCGTATTTGTCAACCTCTTCCTGAAAGCGCGTTTTGTCAGTCTGTGCCCGGTTTAAATCCCGTTTGGCATTAGTCAGTTCTCTGTTGATATTTGCTAAAGTACTGTCTATGGAATCAAGGCTAACAATTTTGTTAAGGTACCGGGCCACCTCGCCGCCGTTGCTACCCAACAGGAAAGGCGCTTCCATTTGGGTCTGCATATTAATGTCTTCGATACGCAGTGCGTCTTTTATCTCTTGAGGCGGTGCCCCCTGCCCAAAGGCTTTGAGCTCCTTGCCGTCAAGGATATACAGGTTATCCTTGTCTGTGCGTTTACGGGTAATAACCGTACCGTTTGTCAAGGTAATTTCTACACAGGTGTCCCCGCCCCAATGGCTGCGGAAGGCATCACCGGAAGGTTGGTTGTTGATAACCCAATTGAGGGCACGGAAAATCGTACTCTTCCCGCTATCGCTTTTCCCTACAATAGCATTAACGCCGGGGTGAAACGGTATGGTGTTATCCCTATGGGATTGGAAGTTTATTAGGCGTAGGCTTTTTATCATAATCAACCCCTATGGAAAGATACAGGTTGTATCCAATGTGCACGATACTCCCTTTTATCGGGTTCGATAAACTCAATATCGGTTCCCTCGCACTCTTTTCTTCGTTTATCATCGTGCTCTTTTTCAAGCACAATCATGCGATCCTTTGCACTCTGCTCGTTAAGATATACACTAACAATATCCCAAGAGTCGCTAATGGGGTCGTCTTTGCAAATTGCATAAACTTCTTCTTGCATTATTTTCTCCTGTTAAAACGATGTATCTTTTAGCGCCACTTCCTCAAACATCCGAGTTCTTGCCAGCAGCATAGCTGCCAGATTAACTACGTCGAGCCAGTCCCCGGCCTCTGCGTTTTTAAGCAGTTGCTTTTTCAAGTACAAGTTTTCGCATTGCGCGGTATTCCAACCTTTATACCCTCGCTCACGCTGGACTTGTAACCGTTTACGCATTTCGTAGTGAGTGAACTCAACCAAAAGATTGTCCGCATCCTCCGGTTTGGCTTGAACTACGAAGGTCAACAGCAGTTTTTCGTCTGGCGTATTCGCCAGCTTTACTCGTTCTATCATCGTGTCCTCCCTCTGCCAATAGGTACCCACTCGCCCCGGCCATGATGCCAACGGTGGGTTTTGTTGTTGTCTTCATCATAAACAAAAAGCACATCACCTGGCTTGGCATAGGTGGGCTTGTTAAACTCTAACTGCTGTTCTTTCGAAAATACCGTGCAATCAGGGTCACTCATCATACTATTCATCATAAATGCCCCTTTGTACTTGTGTTTTTGCGAGGCACTGCCATCCATGGCAGGCCCCAAAATCCATTGTAAACGTGCCCCGCAGCTAGGGCATTTGAAAAACCATGAGCTGCCCGGCCCTGTATTGCCACTGTAAACAGGTTTTTCAGCTACCAAACCAATACGTTTGCAATTCCAGCACTTGCGCTCGATATTGTCCGTAGGTACTGAAGGCACTTCTGCGGGTACTGTCGATACTTTGGTACGGGCCATTACTTACCCCTTGGTTTCAATGGGTCTTTGCCATAAACAGTTTTATAGTTTTCAGTTGCTTTTTTTAGCAAGGCGTCTGTTTTACGAACGGTTTGTCTAGCACCCCGTAAGTCTTCGGCCAGTTCATCAGCCTGTTCTTTTGCAATATGTGAGGCATACCATAAATCCAAATAAATTTCATACAACATCCTTTCTGTCGGTTTCTTTGCCATATCAAAAAGTCTTCCTTCCGTATTCAGCAAGTAGGATAGCCTCGGCAACGCCATCATGCGGTTTACGGCACCGTGGCTGTACGAGGATGGCTGTAGGGAAAAGGTTTTCGCATACTTGGATGCTGGCATTCTTACTCTTATCCGTACCTACAAGCATGGCCTTTTTCCATGCCTGTGGTGTAGGCTCAAGCAGTTTAAAGTCCAATGCCGTGCAAATGCCAAGGAGGGTACCGTACCCCTTGCCGAACTTGAAAGTGCTTGCTACCCCCTGTTTCGGCATGCTGTGCACCGATTCAACCACGGCAACCACGTTACGGCCCTCCAAGTTACGCAGCAAATCAGACATACCTTTACGGGTATCAGGCATAGGTACGTGGTCGTAGAGTTTGCCGTGTTCATCAATCACAGCAATACCCCCGGCCTGCCCAGGGTCGATGCCAACGAAGAAACTAAGCTCTTTAGGCTGTCTCTGTGTGTTATTGATACGTGCCATGCCTGCTACCCCCTACTCATATTTCGGTTTACGGTCTAGCCGCAAACTCTCTTCAATTTCATTCCACACCCGCTCTACGATGCGGCGTAAACGGCGTACAAGCCCCTGCTCCTCAATCTGCACAATTAAAGAACCGGCCTCGCTTTTATTCACAGGGCGTGTGCCAACGATATCCAAATCGTGCGCACGTACTTCCCTGTTAACCTTTTTCCAATGGCCTTCCTTAATCAGAAAATCAACCATGGAGCCGATGTCGTCGATACCGTAGTCATAATAGATGTCAAACTCAACATCGCGCAACCTTCCGTTGAGCTTGTTCTTACGAACATCGGCGTTAACCGTGCTGCCTATTTTACGATCAAGTTTCTTGATGCTAGCTTTTTTGTTCAGCCATATTTGGAGGGAGCTGTAAAAGAAGGGGCCTTCTCCGCCTGTGGTACGGAACTTAGGGGCAAACGGCCCGGCACCGAAATTTTGCTTGAGCTGCTGCACAAAGCATACAATAGAGTTATTGTAGGCAACCTCGTCTTTGATTAACCGCAACATTTCATGTATCAGACGGGCCTTTTCGGTGTTGTAGCTACCGGCTAATTCCTTGCGCTTTTCAGGGTCTTCCTTGGCCATTTCGATAGCTTGGGTAAAAGCACGCTCCAACTCGGCGTCGCACGTTAGCGCATCCAAGCTGTCTGTTACATACACAAACGGCTTTTTCTTGGAACAGCGGGTAAGGATGTTGCCCTTAACCTCTTCCACCGTTTTGCTATTCCGTACACTACCGTCTTTGAAATGGCCGGGTGGTTGGATACGAGCCGCTGCCTTTTTTCCAAAGAGGTACGGCATATCAAACCGAAGGGCGTTTTCAACGTCGTCGATAACAAGCTCATGATCATTGAACATGGGGTTGTATGCTGCCTCGGCCAAGGTTGTTAGCAATAGAACAGTTTTACCGGCACTGCTGCTGCCGGGTACGGTGAGTATATCCCCCATCTCAAAAGACCCTTTGGCTTGTCCGGTACACGCTAAATTCAGCAAAGTGCTTCCAGAAGACAAAAGGCGGTCGGGGTCTATTTCAACTTGTTCCCTCTCAGGTGTGGATGTATTAGCAGAATCCTGCACCTGTTGCGAAATATCAGATAGTTCGGCTGTGCTATTTCTGCGGGCCATGGGTTAAGAACTCCTCCAATTTATGTTTATTGATATTCCAACGGCTACCTTCGCCAAGGGCTTGATAGCCAAGATTGTTCTCACGAACCCATTTTATCATAGTAGCATAAACACAATTAATGCCCCTTTTGTGTGCAAGAGCCAAAGCATCAGGCACACCAATAATCTCGGGCTCTGCTGTGCTGTGCGTTTTATCGTTCATAGCCAAGTGTCCTTGTTGTGTTCTAAAAGTTGGGGCAGGTGAGGTATATATAAGTGCCCAGCCACAGCCACCGTCTAAGCCGTGGTTGATTAACGACGGTCTTTCTTAGGCACCGTTCCCATTCTCCTTTTACTTTCCTTACCCCAACAGGCAATTAACCACGCTTCCGGCCACCACGGCTTTCGCGCTTCAAAAGGTCTTTTTCATCGGCACAGTCTTCCCACACCTTGCACTTGTCACATTCATCGTAGGCGTCGTTATCTACGCCAAACTTGTAACCGTGTGGGCACTTATTGTCTGCCGCATCAGGCTCCGGCTCCGGCTCAGGGTCGGGCTTGTTGCGCCGGGTACTACGGGTCGGGGCAGGTTCTTCCTCAGGCTCCGGCTCGGGGGCACTGCGGCGGCTACGGGTAGGAGGCTCTTCTTCCTCAGGCTCAGGAGCACCACGTCTGCTGCGTGTCGGTGGTTCCTCTTCCTCAGGCTCAGGTGCACTACGCCGGGTACTGCGGGCCGGTGGCTCTTCTTCATCCGGCTCCGGCTCGGGGTCGGCACCGTACAGCACCAACTCCAATTGTTCCGCAGTAAGGATATTGAGGCATTGGTCAAGATCAACAGCCTTGTCCAACCACTTGTCGCTGAGGTCATCACGCTCAAGAAAGTCGATACGCTGTGCTTCGAGGAAGCTGTTTTTGCCAAGCTTCTTCTCACCGAAGCGCACTTTAACCGTGTAACCGCCCTTGAGCATGGGGTAATCAAGGAACTGCTCGTCAACGTTGCGCAACTCATCTTCAACGATGCGGCCATACAGGTAGGCGCTCATTTCAAACACGTAATGCTTGCCGTCAACCAGGATGTTGTAAAGCTCACGCTCGCTGGGCTTGAGGGCCTTAACAACTTCCTCATCCGCATTCCTGTCCTTGCTTAACCGGGAGTACTCGGCGCAAATAGGGCAGGGCTTGCCAATGGTTTTAAGGCAGACATAGCGTTTTTCTTCTGCCCCGATGTTGCGGTGTATCCAAAAGATACGCCTGTGCCATTCTTCACCAACCTTAACGCCGTCTTGGTTGCGGCCCTCGCTTACAATGTAGGGGAAGTGGTCGATCTCGTAGGTGCCTTTTTCCGGGTTAAAAAACTCAACGCCATCAGGCAACCGCACAGTTCCGCCGCCCCCGCCTTCACTTTTGCGCTCTTCCAACCGTTGACGCATACGATCACGCATACTGCTGCCGCCACCACTTTTAGCTCCGCCTCTTGCCATGTTTAATCTCCCTTTTCTGTTTTTTGTCGTCTTTGCCTACGCTTCTGTACCCTGCGTAAGTCATCCATGTGCTCGCACATCTTTTCAAAAACACACTGCGTGTCTTCACCGGGGTCCAAATCCACGGTGATGTCAATACGAGTACTTTCGTAGTCGCCGTCGTTATAGGTTCTTCCAAAGTTGATCGAAGTTACCCGTGCCATACGTTACTCCTATTAGCTGATGGCCGGTTAACCTCACCCGGCTCCCTCTTCAGCGAAGCGTAACCACTGTATGGCTTTCTTCACTCTGAAGGTCTTGGATGCTACTCTGGTTGGCGGAGCAACACGGGTCAACAACCCTCTCCCCAGCATCTTCGCATCTTTCTCCCCGCGTAGATCATTACGCGGCATCAGCATTATTATTACTCCGATGCCGGGGGGTTGAGCCGACGCCGTTGCCGGGTTGCAACATCGCTACGCTCGGCCTTGTCTATATCTTCCCTTGTTTCAGGAGTGGCATTAACAGTGGTTGGGCTGCTGAAATACTGCTGCCCGTGCAACCGAACAAGGTTTTCGAGTGCCGCCTTACGATGGTCAAAGGCACGTACCGCACCAAACAATACCTCTACGGTATGATTGGCTTGATGAACGGCACTGCGCAACTTGGTATAGTTTTCATCGAGAATGATGGTGTTGTTGATAGCCGCCTCAGTTACCTTTTCCAAACCCCATGCAGCCGGGTCCATACGGATTTCAAGGTCAAGGTTGGCCTTCTTGATATCCAACTGTTCTTTGGCCCTATCCAAATCCAAACGGGCATCAGCAAGGGCCTCAGCATACTTGTGGTACAGCCGGGGCTGTTCTACCCACTCCCGCTCGAGCCGATGCAAATCAATATGCAACTCCTCTTTATAGCTCTTTTGTGACATTGTATTCTCCTTCTAGATGTTGTTGACATGTATTTTGGCTTTGAACTTCTCAATCTCCGCGTGGTTACGCTTGGGCTCATGCGGCTTGCCGTACCAAATGCCACGGAAACGCATTTCCCAATGTGCGTCTTTAACGGCCTCGTAAAAGGCGTCGATATCAAACGGTACCTTTAAATCGATCATTTTGGTGTACAGAACATTAGCATCCAAGCACCGGGTAGTTGTGTGATTGGTAAGGTACTTCAGGAGGGCATCTGGCACGGTAACACAGGTATGCAAAATCCGCTGCCGTTGTTTCTTGCTAAGTGAGGAAATAAATATTTTCATTTCAGTAACTTACCCCCTGTTTAGTATGGGTTTATTATACGGTTTTAAATTAAAAATACAAGCAAATAATTATGTATATTAAAAGTTTATTTTGTATCTTCATCAATTATAAGATGCTTCATACCTTCCATTTCTTCAAGAATATATTGAGCACGTTCTTTTGTATCGTCCCTAAATTGATGTACCGGTTTATCTGCATAGTATCCGTTGGTATAATTTTTGTTTTCTATTAAAAGATTGCGGATTAATCTGCTTATCCGGTCATGGTATACCTGTCTCGGATCAACAACAGGTCGTTTTATTGGCATGTTACCCCCTTATGCGTTAAAGACTTCGTAGGCAGCCAACACCAAACCGGAGCGCCCGTTGTTGTACCAAGGCTCCCGAAACGAATCCATAATCAGGTATGCCTGTGGATTATCCCCTTTGAGCAGCACGCTTGCACAGTAGCCAAGTACAGCCAACCGGATAGTCTCCAGCTCGGCCTCGGCAAGGCCCTGCAACACCCTGGCCACATCTAACCAATTGGGTCGGGGAGTTTTCATAAGCAGGCGGCACAAGTCGATAACAGCGTTTTGCTCTTCAGCCACCCGTAGTGCGGCCCGGCGCTGCTCCCTTGGGTCAAGGTCAATAACCTTTTCCAATATCTGCAAAGCGTTACGGGGACTGCCCAAACAGTTATCAACAATCTGTTCCAGCACTTCACCCCGTACCTCTTTGCCCTCTTCCTCTGCTATCTCTTTAAGCAAGATGAGCATGTGTTTTTCGGTAAGGGGCTGTACATCAAATGGTACACATCTACCACGTATGGTAGGCAGCAGCTTTTGCGGGTCTGTGGTTGCCAAAATGAAGTAAACGTGTGCCGGGGCATCTTCCAGGGCCTTCAGCAGTGCGTTCTGTGCATCGTTTGTCAGTTTGTGGCATTCATCCAGGAGAAAAACCCGCGAAGTGCCCTCAGTAGGGCTGTAACGCATTTTAGTACGAATGTCGCGCACCGTATCAATACCACGAAAATCGGCTGTATCAAGTTCATAGTAATCCTGCCCCTTGCAGCCCAGTTCCCCGGCTACGATACGGCCTAGTGTGGTTTTACCACAACCACTTGGCCCGTTGAACATAAAGGCGTGCGGTATTTGTGCTTTCTCGCGGCCCAGCATTGCCTGTAGCGCCTTAACTGTACTTTCGTTGCCCATAACCTCTTCAAAGTTTTTCGGGCGGTAATCAACGGCTAACGACATGTCATCCTCTCCTTTTAGTTAGTAGGGAAATAGTTTGTTCAATAACTCTTGTCGGCGCTTGCAGCCACACGGCATCCCCGTGTATTTTGTCCATAATTTGAATAGCACAACTATGCGGGTAACTTCAGTAAACTTGGCAATGGTGTCTCCCAGCCCCCTTGATTTCATAAAACATCCCCTTGGTTATTGTATCTGTACCACATTTCCAATTTAATTTCACGCCATTTTCCAAGTACCGTGTGCCGCCGCCCGGCTGTCTTTTTCTTCCGCTTTCCGGGTTTTGGTGATGCAGTGCCTTTGGGCCAGTCTTTAGGGTCATTTGAATAAGACCATACCATATCATATACGTCTTTAAACGTTAAGCCCGTCCTAAATGCTTCATATGCCTTACGTTCCTCCTCTGACATTAGAATGGCTTTATAGTTGATACATCTAAAGCAAGTTTCCAGGGGTCGTTGTTTAGAAGCGGCAATTGCCTTTCAAATACAATATTATTCATCCTTTTCCAAACAAACCACAGCGTCGCCTGCATTTGGTTTGGTAACAGGCTATTTCGCTTGGCAAGGGTTTTAACCGCAGAGGCTATAGTTTCATAGGGGATTTTGATATGCGCAACCTCTTTCATAACTATAGGGCATCCTACCCACATCCCATACATATGTCCATCAATAGTAACCCATTTAGCATCGTCAGGGTGTAGGATGTTGCGGTAAAAATTAATGGTTTTCTTGCCCTTGGTCGACACCAAAAAATCCTTTTCACCTATAAGGTAATTATAGGCACGCTCTCCACAAGCCCTGTAAGTAGAAATGGTAATATCTTCCGGTAATTTATTAGACTTAATCCCCTGCATCAAAGATACTGTCGAGCGTAGGTTTCCCATATAGTCGTTGTTTGGTGACAGTGCTGCAAAGGCGGCAACCGTTTGCACAAACCCGAAACCATATAAATCGGATAGTTGTCGTAGAAGATTGTGATAGTTTCTATATGCCGCTTTACCGGCCATACAGTCAATATTATCGACATGCCCAAAAACGTATTCAAGGTTTGCAAGACTCATGCTTAACTCCAATTAAAACATTTTATGGCATTTATCTACATACCAATCATAATCAACATCATCCGGGAACCTGCCACCCATATTCATAATTGGCCGTGCGCAATCTGTCATCGGTACGCTGTTGTTATTCGTTTTGTAGTTTATGGTACCCTTGGCCGTTGTCGAGTGGTACCAACGCACAGCCTTGCCAATGTATTCGCCGTCCTTAACAGCGCCACCGTTTACTGAGCGTAAGGTGATAAACTTTGTAATGTCCTTGCACCCGCATATGGTTTCTCTGAACGGTGTGCCAAACTTCAAATATTCAACCATGGCAATGCTGCAAATCTCATTCTCGGGATTCTTGGCTAAACCGGCGGGGGCAAAGCTACCCTTCGTTTTAACACTACCATCCTCTTTTATGGCAAGGTAGTTATTCACATCGCGTGAGTAAACACCAACGTATTTGGTTTCGGACATGGTAAACCCGGTGCGCTGTTCCCAAGCGCCAATATTCTGGCGCATTACTTTTTCCTTATCCTTTGGGCATAGCAGCACAACACCATCCGTGTTTCCGGAAACAACATTAATACCGTCACTTTCCATTGCCTCTATAAGCATCAGTAACGACAATTGTCCCGTAACCGTAACCTGTATCATAAGCTCGGGTGAGTAAAGTACCGAAAACGGTGAGCCTAACTTACCGAAGGAACCGTTTACACAAATTTTGAGTGAGTCGGCTTTAACCTTATCCTTGCGTGCCTTTGCTTCCAAGCGCTCCTCAACCAACTTTCTATAAACAGTTAAAAAGTCCTTGCCTATGCTGCTCGGGTACAGTTGGCAATTAAGTATTATTTTCGGGTAATAGCTGTCAACATCCCAATCATAGATTGACACTTCATCGGTGGCAACGTGGTACGCCGCCTTCTCTGTGGAATGCAGTCCACCGATGCCCATGTTGTAGATACTTTTGTTTATGTGTATTTTCAGTTTTTTTAACTCTTCCGGCATATTAATCCGACCGCCAGCGTTTACGGTAAAGCGGTTGTTTAGAACTATGTCAAGAGCATCCTGCAAAACGGGGGTTTTAAACTTTATGAAATCAGGCACCTTATATGAAAAGGAACCCATTTCAACATCGGGCCGCTTTAGTCTTTTTTTGCTGAGTTTATAAATTTCAGTTTTAATAACCTCTTCGGCAATCTGTGCGTCTGATTTTGACATCAAGTCTATTTTGTAGCGTTTTGACATAACCCGGCGTAGCTCAAGCTGCTCTATCAGGTTAATGAATAAAAGCCTGGTGAGACGTAAATCGTTCCCGCAGTAATTATTAACCTCATCCATTTCGCTACTGATAAGCACCTGATGTTCCTCGATAGGCAAATCCTGCAAGCGCCTGTGGTGCAAGCGCCCGCCATATATTTTCAGTGATACAAAGCTAGGCGAAACTTCAATCAAGTCAACATGGTTTAATTTCATGTCTGGTAAACCATATCTCTCTTCAAACGCTGCCAACCTTTCATTATTGGAAATAAGCGCGTTTGTTGCCCGCTTTAATTCCAAATTGCTTGCACCTGTTAAGGCTAACCTTACAATGGGTATGTCATACTTATTTCCATTGAACGTGATTAGTTCATACTGGTTAAGCATTGATAAAACGCCCCGGCAATCAAACGGCCCCTCGTTCCTCTTTTCAAAGGAAAACATTTTGTTTGTCTGCAAGCATAGAAACTTAACTAGGAAATAGTTAGCGTAACACTCAACATCCATAAACATATTCCGATAGTCCGGAATAATCGGTGTCTTTGGAGTTGGTATTTTTGTTTCAGGAACCTTTACTTTTAACACAGGCGGCAAGGGTGTTTTCTTAGTCAGTGTTTCCAATACCTCGTTTGAGAAAAAGCCTTCATTCATGATTTAACTCCACTGTACTTTTCTTCGAGTGGTTGCCGCCGCATACCAAAATGTTCCTCAGCACAATCGGGGCAATAGAACACGCTACAATATAAACATTTAACCATCATCCACCATGGCAACAGTTTATGGCAGCCGCACCTAATTTTAACTTTCATCAAAGGTACTTCTTCTTTTTCCTGTAGATGAAGAAACCTTATTTGTACGGCAATAAACTCGAGCGTTTTTTCTCTTTCCTCTTGTGTCGCGTTGCTTTTGTGCACAGGTAATTCCATAACACCCCTCTTTAATTCATTTTCAGTTTAGCCGCCTCGGTGTTCATCCTTAACACAACGTTGCCAAGGGTAGGTAAATCATCTGTAAATACAATCAAAACCAAGCTGTCGGCAGTTACCCCAGGGTTTACGGTAAACTCATACCCTTCTTCCTCAAGTATCTTTTTAAAGGTAGGCAACTTCCATCCCTCAACAACTGTGCCACACACGCAGCAGATTTTCTTCCGTCCCATGTTACTCCTCCTCACTCTCCAATTAAACGTGCAGGGGTACTCACACGGCCCGTATTTTCCCCCTGCTATGCCGCCTTCCAACTTGCCTTTGCGAGGCTTGTAATACCCAGGCGGCAATTATGATTTTTTGATTAATGAAACAACGTGTACCCATTGTTCGCCGTTAAACATAAGCTTCCGATCACCTATGGTGGCGGTATTGGTGTGTTGGAGCACCTCCGCGAAAAATGCGGCAGCAATCTCAAACGTGGCCTCGCCCTTGTACCGCAACCGCATCTCCTCCTCAAAGAAACCGTGGTCGCCCTCTCCCCGTACAGTCATCCGGCCATCGCCCAAAGTCACGGTAACACGTGCGCTGGTACCCTTAAAGGCGGCCTCACCGAAAATCTCGGCCCGTTCCAAAGCATCAACAATACCCTCGGGCAGCTTGGCCTCTTCCCCCTCGCATTCCAAAATAGCGCCCAAATTAGGGTAGGGCTCGCCATAGGTACGGCAGCAGAAGATAACGTCGTCCGCATTGCTGAAGTGCAGCCAACCCCCTACTTTGGCCACCTGTGTCGGCGCAAACGATATCAAATCTTTGGCAGCATCGGCAGGGATAAGCAAGTTGCAGTCAGGCACGCCATCGCTCATGGTGTACTTGGTCATACGGAAGTTGTCGCAGCTTTCAACTTCATCGCCGTTGATGTGCACACAGGTTAACAGGGGCCTGGAGGCGTCGCGGCTGGTACTGAACAGGCAGAAGTGCACGGCCTTGCAAAAGTCTTCCGGCAAATTAATCCAAACTGCTTCCTCGTTGTCGCCAACCTCGCCAAACGGCAGCTTGATTTCCTCATCAATTTTAAGCCCGGCCCGGCTTTTCTTACCATGCACCCGTATCATGCCGTCTTTGATGAAGATATCAATCTCATCATCGGCACCCTTTTTCAAGGTGTCCAACAACTTTTTACCGTTTACAGCACCGGCCAACTCAAAATCGATGGGGTGGCTAACAGCAATTTCATCGTTAAAGGTATAAACACGCTTGCCCTGAAATATAAAGCACTCGCTCTGCTCTATAACGGCCTTTGCTGCCAAGCCGGGGTTCACCTTTGCCAAGATACTGATAAGCTGCTTGCGTTGTACTTTCATAGTTCTACTCTCCCTTTAAAGATTCAATCCGTAAGTTAACCCGATGGCCTTCTATTTTAAATGTCTCTTCTTCATCCATACACCATATAACCTCTGTTACTTTACCGTACTTTTCTCCATGAAAGCGCATGGTATCTCCAACCCTTGGTAAATGAGCCATTCTTTTATGAATAACTTTTTTGTCATCTAAAAAACCATGAACTTTATACACTGCCAACCTCCTTACATTTCTGGAAATGCGTCTTTGATGTCCTTGTGGTCATTACCCTTATAAAATACCAAGATGTTTTGATGCGCCTTGCCTAGCTTGCGCCCGGCTGAAAACTGTTTACCGGCCCGTATGGGCAGGCTGCCAATGGCCGTTAAAAGTATAGCCTCGTTGTAGTATTCCAAACCTGCATCAAGAAACGCCTGTATGGTTTCCCCTACAAAGTTCCTATAGAACCCTTTCTTATCCCTAAACTCACCAACCACAAAGCAGGCAAACCGGTTCTTCTTGAGCAGGCTACAGGCCCGGTAGATAATTTTACGGTAGGCCCCGATAAATTCCTCGTAGTCCATGGTACTGAGGTCAGCAGGGTCATCACTGTAAACTTCAAGGTCGCCGTAGGGCGGGCAGCTAAACACAAAATCATAACCATCCTCCCAAGGTGCAATTAGGTTCCGTACATTGGTACTGTCGCCACAAATCCATCGTGGTTTGTGTTCTAGTACTGACGCCCCTTCAACCTCAGCAATCTGCGCCTTGTTTGCAGCCACCTGCTCTTCTCTAAGATCGATACCTGTATATTCATGTCCCAAAAACGATGCCACGATACCTCGGACACTGCCTCCGCAAAACGGGTCAAGGATTGTGCCGCCTCCTGGAACGAACCAACGATAGAGGATTTCGCAAAGCACCGGATCAAAGATGCTTGTGCCGCTTTGACCTCGTTTGATAACTGTTCCATCTGCAAGTCGCATTTCATTTGGGTTGCACACGGCATACTCTTTATCGGCTTTTTTCTTTTTGTCACGGAACACGTCCAAGTTCTCGAGGTTTGGGTCACGGATAGTTAAATTGTCACCGCGTCCAACCTCGCTCTGAATGCCTAAACCAACCCACGCCCGTTTACGTTCCATCCACTCGCCGCTCATAGTGTTGAGCACACTGAAGGGCGGAACAATAAAACGATCCCGTAATATCAGGTTGCAACGGGGCACCTCAATACCAAACCCCTGTGTTTCTAACATCACGTCAAAGTTGCTCATATGGCCTCTATAGTGGCAAAGTCATCGCCAAGCTGTTGTTTCATAACCCTGAGGCAGTTTGCACACAGGCTCATGCTGCCCCGCTGCCCATCAAACAGGTGCGGGTTGCGCTCGGTAGCCACAACCACAGGTTTTTCCTCACAGCGTAGCCATTCCTCAGGCCCCATTATCATAAAGGACGATTTACGTTGGGCTTGGCAGCGGTTATAGTCCGGTGGTGTTCTAGGTGCAGGTTTATCCATGGTGTTCCCCTTTAGTGTTTGATTGGGTCTGTCAGAGTTTTCTCGGGGTTAATCATATAACGCCCGGTTATCTTGCGGCGTCCCTCGACGTGGTCAACCTTGGCATATCCAAAACCGGGTAGGGGTGCCATACCCTCGCCACGCATAACAATGTCTATAACACCGTAAACCGCATTCCAATAAATACGTTGCCGTACTTCTTCCGTCTCAGCATTCTCGTACCGCTTCAGTGTGGTATGCCCGGTACGTGCTAAATATCCGGCACTTGTTTTGCTATGGCCTGAAACCCCGGCTTCATACAACATTTCCGAAATTTCGATAAGCATGGCACAAATGTTCTCTATGCTCATGTACTCTAAGTGTGGGATAAACATGCTGAGTACGGTAGGGGCTATGTGTTTTTCCTGTATCCTAATAGGATACCCGTTGATAACCATTACCGTGTTGTACTTAGGTTGGATTGTCCTCACTGTCGCCCCCTATGTTCCAAAATAAAATAGGCCCCTCAAGTTCCTGCTCTTTATCGCAAACAAATGCCCATGCCTTTTTATCATAATAACTATTGCATGGAAACGGTGTTTCTAGATTAACAAAGTCCTCGTACTCATAACCAATGTCAACAAGTTCCAGCTTTGCAGTCATGGCATCAAAGAAGCCGCCTTCGCAAAGCCCGGCATATTGCAAAACCTTGGCACGCATCCTCGCCCTGTTTTTCGGCGCTACAAGCACACCGTACACCGTGGGGGCGGCACCTACCTGCGCCAAGCCTTTTAACACGCCTGCGGCCATGACACCGCTGCCCAGGCTTATAACAATACTACCGGTTAAACACTCAGCGGGTACTGTCGCCACTTCTTCGGCCACTGCTTCTATGGTATATTGGGAGGGTAGGCCCTGCGGCAGCATGTAGGCACCGGGATACACAAGCCGGAGGTGTTGGTTGGCCATAGCCCGCATGATGCTGAGCTTGCTGGCCTGTATGGGGTGAACATCCGCCCCAAACTGTTTCCATTTCTTGATATGTAATTCGGCGTTGTGTCGAAGTACGCCGTCTTTATAGCTCGGGTAATAGATAACCGGCTTTATTTTCAGTTTTAAGGCCTCGCAGAGGAAGCTAATACCCCATCCTGCTTGGCTGATAGTGGTGTCCATGTAACCAACTGCGGGTACTTTCTGTTTATCTAAATCGGGTAGTGTGCGGTACAGGCCCCGTATCTTGGCGAACGGGGGACCGGGGTGCGGGCAGGTAAGGTCTTCACGTTTAACGTAAATACCTTTTTCGATTAATTCTATAGGGGTGTTAGTGGTGAGGTAGAAGTTATCCATAACAATAAACCTTTAAAATACCCGCAGTGGGTGCGGAGGGGAAGCATTCCCACTGCGGGTATAGGGTTAACAGGAAAAGCCTAGTAGAGCCAAGGAGGGGGTTACTCCACCAGGCTGTATTTCCCGTCTTCCCCCAGCTTTACGAAGCCCATGTCAACCAGGATGCGGCAGAAGTTGTAATTTTGAAACGCGGCTTCCTTCTCGCTGCCGCCGTACTCTGCGATCATTGCTGCATCAAGTTCGGCCTTGGTTTGGGGGCCACGGCGGATGATGTCAGCAAACATGGTACTACGAGTGGCTTTCTTTTCCTTGGGCTCTTTAGGAGCTTTAGGAGCTTTGGGAGCCTTGGGCGCTTTTTCCTTCTTGCCGCCCTTGGCAGCAGCCGCCGGAGCAGCAGGTGGGTTCTCGGCTACCTTGGCAGCAGCAACACCGGCAACAAACTCATGGGCATCATTGGCAGGGTCGAGCACCTTGGCAAGCGTATCCCAGGTATTCGGGGTAAACACATCGGTTTCCTGAATACCGTTTTCGGCATCAATGGTACCATCCGGGTCTAGTCCGATTGCATTGGCAACGATAGCGGCACGCAGTACCTCACCTTTTACGGCAACGGTCTTGATTTTGGGGTCAAGGCCCATTACCTTGTTCATCTCGTCAGCGCATGCCTTCAGTTCAGAGGCGCTAACAACAACAACCTTTTCGCTCATCTTAAATCTCCTTCTCCCTTTAGGGTAATAATTACAGGGCATAAGCCCTGCTGCTGAAACCTATTTTACATACACAAAATAAAAAAGCAAGTGAAAAAACACACAAATTAAAAATAAGTTCGTTAATTAGTTTATTACCGCACTCTCTAGGTTTTCTATAGCAGCCTCTATATTACCAACTGCCTCTGATAGAGCATTTGCGGCCTCTTCCATATTAGTACCACGGTCACCTGTTTGCAGGCTTTCAGGCAGGTTGTCAAAACATTGCTGCTCCTCGTCTGCCAATCCTTCAAGTTCTGTTTTGATGTCATCAAGCTGCGAGTTAAGTTTTTCTATTGCGGCTCTGCGTATTTTGTTCATACATCCTTCTTTAAGGTTTCTTGGAGCGTGGCAACCAATAGCTGGATATTAGCGGCCTGCCAATCTCCAACCTGCCTAATGTCACAACCTCACGGTCTGATGACATATCTTCACGTATCAGCATTTCCCCGATACGCATAACACCATCCCTCTTCTCATCAGCCATTTGGTTCAAGCCAAACACAGCTGTCACATGGCTGTACTTACGTTTGTCCTCACTGAAGTTCTTTAGCTTAACGCTCTTTTGTTCATAACTGGCGGCATCGGCCTGTGTGGCAGTAATCACGCATGCCTTGCGTTCCTGCCCTAACCTACGCAACGCCTTCCACGTATCGTTCACTTGGTGCCTAGCCTCTTTGCGCGGATCTTCAGGTGCAAGTATGTCGGCATAGTCGGTGATAATAACATCTGGCACAAACCCTTCCTCAACCTCCCATTGGTCAAGTACCCTATCAATATCCTTAACATTTACCGTGTCGTTTGGATATGTGGCCAACTTAAACCCTTTACCCCGTACCCGGCGAACATATATTTGCCCGGCCCGGTATGCCTCTTGCCATGTAAGGGGCCGCACAGGGTCGCGCTTCTGCCACCAATAGGCACCAACATACCGTTTAGGATGTTCCCTCATGCAGTATGTACAGGGGGTATAGTTAGGGGCATCATCATAAGGTACCTTAACCCCGTCGTCGACCACGCCGAAAGTACTGACGCGTTCCTGCATATTACAATCATCAAGTTGGCTGTGCATACAGTCCAAGGTTGGTATGAACAGTTCGCCACAATACCGAGCATCGTCGCTTCGTTTAGATAAGTAAATATGTTGCCTGCGTATCATTTGGTCTTGTGACATATCACCAACACCAAACATGGCCACGTTGCAGCGGGCACGGTGCGCCCACATCCCCAAAGTAATCAGCCACCACGTCTTACCACGCTTTTCAGGCCCCTGTAATGATATCAACGCCTCACGGGTAAATTGGCTGTTCATCAAATCTCCAATAGCGCCCGGCAGTTTAAACAGGGGTTCCTCCCTTGCCGCAAAACTAGATTGGATAGCATCTACATTTGTAAAAGGGTCTATACCAACCTTAATAGGTTTATCTACAATGTTGAATTGAGTTATAAACTCTTCCGCAGCCGCAACATCACCTGCATTAAGAGCGCCGCGTATATCATCAGCGGTATTCCTAAGAGACTGTTCTTTGAAGTAACCCAAGGATTGATCAATAAGATAGTGTGCATTGAACTTGTCGGCCCGCGCATGCTCGTCGCTAATGCTTGCCAAAAAATCAGCAATATATTCTGAATGTTCTTCATCAAGTGTTTTCTCGGCGTGGTGTTGATACAAGTCTTTGATATGGGTATTAGGTGCCTTACCGTATCGTTGATAATAATCATTACACCACTCGGCTACAATACGAACGGGTTCTACGGTTATGTACTCAGGTTTGTAAACAGATTGTATTTCCCTCAGGTATTGGTCGCTGATTATCATCCCTGTGATGATACTGCGTTCAATATGGCTTGTTGGCTTCCTCCTAGTTATACCTGTCATTAGAAACCCTCCTACGGTCTCCGCCATTCAGTTTAGCAATGTTAGTTCCACATAAACCAAGTATACGGCTTGTTATCCTGTCTCCAACAGTCTCACTCAACTCCTGCATTGTAAGGTTGCTTGTGAAAAGTGTCATCATGTTGTCGCGGTACCTGCGGTCAATTATCAACCCCAAAGTCGCCACAGTCCACTCGGAAGGTTTCTCGGCACCAATATCATCCAATATCAATATCTTCGTGTCTTTGGTGTACTTATTTATCACATCGGTTTCATCAGCTTTACCGTTATAACAACCCCGCAACTCCAACAATAAATCGGCCGCAGTAACAAAACGGGTACTGCATAACCCCGCCACCTGTAGGTATTCGGCAACCAGGGCCACCGTGGCGTGTGTTTTACCTACGCCCCTAGCACCTAGCAGGATTACGCTGCTACCTACCATTGTGCGCAAAGTCTCGCAGTCCGTGATGTCCGCACGCCAAAATTCGTTTGGTATGCAGGCTGTCTCATAAAACCGTTGCTTGGATCTTTTAAACGAACGCCGGTTGTTTTTGGTTTGGCGATCAATCTCGCACTCTTTGCAAATTAGGACACAACCGTCTTTATCGATGCGTACCGGGTTTTTGTTACAGTTGGAGCACAAGTCAGTGGATGTATATATCCTTTTCAATACCTGCGTATTTTCCAGCGTCTTCGTTTCTGTTACCGGGTTTAAGGTGAGTGGGATTTTTCCTCGCGCCATTACTACCTCCTTTAAGATCAAATAAACCAACCCATTCATTATCCATGGATTGTTGTAATATCAAAATAGCAGTTTCAACGCAACCACTGGAAAGTTTAACAAGATTGGCGGCAACATTTCCAGTTTGCTTTAGTGGGTTTTTGATGTTGGAGCGGTAAACCTTGTATTCGTTCCACTTGGCCATAAGCCGTGTGTTATCTAAAAAGTCTTGTGGTAGTTTGGAGTCTTGTATAGGAAGGTCGGGCCGTACAGCACCGGGTGGTTTGGTTCTTTTTGTTTTGGTTTGTGGCGGGTTTTGTTCAATTGAATTGGTTACAAAAATACCAGAGGTTTTATTATCTTCAATCTGGTTCTTTTCTTTACTTATAAACGAGGTGTTGCTATCGCCACCTCGGGGGGTGTTGCTATCGCCACCTCGCGACGGGTTGTTTTGTACCACTGGGGTAGCATGGAAAATGGGGTGGTTTATGAAATAGTATTTGTTAGGGGCATTGTTCAGTAAATCTTTACCGGTTGCACGCTCCACATAGATAAAACCTTCCGTTTCCAATTCCTTTAGAATACGCTTAATTCTATCTGTGCTGAGGCCAACATCTTCAGCTATAGTGCTTTGCTTTGGCCAACAACAACCATCATCACCGGAATATTGCGCAAGGCGTGCCCATACAAGTTTGGCTGATGCACCAATACCGTTATATTTCATTAAACAATTTGGAATGAAGGAGCCGACGAATTGTCGATAAGGATTGAACAAATTCATATTAGAACCCCATGGCATAAATGCAAGGCCGCTAAGAGAGCAGAGGTGGGATGCTCTAATAGCGGCCATATCTCCGTGTGTCGGAGTTTAAACCATTTTAACTAAACTAGAAGTATATGTCCCACCACATACTAAAAGGTTATACAGGGTACAAACTTGGCCGTAACTATAACCGCGCAAAAAGCATAATGCAAGTGTTTTTTATGCTTTATAAATTAGGTACTTAGCGGGATTCTAACTTAGGCGGGTTCCTATAACAAGCCCCTCATTAAATGGTTTGCGTCATCTTGTTTCAAATCGCCGGGGTCCCCCTCACCGGTTAAACAAAGTATCTCGGTAGGTATCCTACGGGCAGCCAACAAAGCACCTGCCATATCGGCTCGTTGTTGTGCAGCCTCCTCAGGGTCAAACAAAATAAAGGCCCGTTTAAAGCGCCTACAGAAAAGGTTTAGTTGAGGTAGGGTGAACCCCGTACCAAACGTGGCCAAGGCACCTGGGCCTAGACGCCAAGCATCAGCAGCACCCTCAACAAGCACAGCGGTATCGCCAGGAACCAAGTCCACCCCGTAGAGAATATGTTTGTGGTGGATAACCTCTTGTTCCATGGGGCAGGCTTTGTATGGAATTTTACTTGTGCCGGTAAAGTCTCGACCTTGGTAGCTAACAGGTACGCCGTCTAGATAAATTGGTAGGATAATGCGGTTACGGTAGTCGCCAATAGGCCCGGTACCCTGTAACCCCCACACACGCTCCAACATCTCAGCGTCAAATTTGCGCCCAGTCAAGTATTTCATGTGCCGGGTACCCATAGGGCCGCACCCGGCAGGCATACGCAGCTTACTGGCCCCCGCCTTGCTGCTCACCCTAACCTGAACTACACTACACTTTCCTTTTCCTATTTGGTACTTTCGAACAAGTGCTTTAGCTTCGTCTCGATCGCAGCGTAAAATAAGACGTAGGGTATCGGTAAGGCCATGCTTTCCACAGTTCCAACAGGAAAGTCCACCTGACTCTAAACTGTACCCCATAAACCACTTATCCCTGTTGCCACAGTACGGGCAGTGGATCTGTACCCAACCTGCCCGACAATGTTTAAAACCCTCTGTGGCAAAAGGAATACCCTGTTCCCGGCATAGCTTGATAAAATCAATCATAATGAAACGTGGAGTGACACACGGTTAACGAAACTAGCATTTACATCTTCCATGGTGCCGATGCCAATCCTATCTAAGTCTATACTGTTAACCTGGCAACCGGAAGTTCTTTCAAACTCCTGCACGGCCTGCAATATAAACACTTCCATTTCCTCTTTACACCTTTGCGCGTCTTTGATGTTCATTAACTCCGCTCCTTCCTTACGAGCATCTGAATAATATCAGATGTCTTTATAGTTATAACTTCGTTTTTGTCTTTGCGCCTTGGTAGAAACGACACAAGCCCGCAGCCTAGAAACAATAACAACATAATAATTTCAAATTTCATATATTACCTCAGATCACCTCAAAATATTTCATCATAGTTCTTAGGACATGATCGTAGTCTCCACTTGTAGCCTCAGCCTTGATAGCGTCCCAATCTAATTGGCTTTCACGCGCAACGTGCATTGCTTTACCAAGAATAATAAAGGCGTTTCCATCGTGCCCACATAGTTCTAGTATCGGTTTTTGTTTTGTCATAATTCTCCTTTCAGTTCATTTTCAATTTAGCTGCTTCGGCGTTCATTCTAAATACCACATCACTTAGCCGCGTAAGATCATCCGTGTAGACAATCAACAACAAGCTATCATCCGTTACTCCATCATTGATCGTGAAAGTGTACCCCTCTTCTTCAAGAATCCTTGAGAATGTAGGGAGTTTCCAGTCATCAATTCCTATTACTGCTTTTTTCATTACTATTCCCCTTCCCCACGTGGTAGAAATACATACCAACGACTGCCTCAATTGCCTCGGGTGACAACAGTAGTTGAGTTCTGCGGATTCTATGGCCCTTCACAGCCGACTTGTCAAGAATGTGAAATATCAAGGCAAAGTCGCCACTTTCCGTCCTACCCATGAAGACACGGCGATTATTTAGTTTTCTCATTCTCATCAGCATGTCAGTTATCCTCGATTCTAGTAGCGCTATTTCTTGAGGTTGTCGGTAGCAGGCGCAAGATGAGGCAGGCGATATCCTTCTGCCTCACATAAGTAATTTTCATTGTCTCCATCATTGAGGCCGATGTTCACGCCAAAAGAATCCACATAAACAAGGACAACAGTAAAAACTGTTCCCTCGTCATAACATGCTTCGTAATATTCAGAGCTAGGCAACACCTTAACTTTCGTCCCAAGTGTCACCACGGTGCCAAACTTCACAAACCACTCCCTGATTTCAGGGTGCAGTGAAGGCTCAGCTGTATCTTTCGTTAAGTTTTCCATATCAATTATCCTCGATTCTTTTGATGATTGTCTCAAGATTGTCCCGTGCCTTCAGCCGTGAAGGTCCATAGTCCAGCGCACCGATGAAGTTCTTGGCGGCGTGGAGCAGGTCGGCGAGGTCTTCCTTGAGACTGTCACGCTCGTTCTCTGCTTTCCCTGCGCGTTCAACTTCCCTATAATATCCAGTTTTGTATGGTGCAAAGTACTCAACCCGTTTTTCCAACTCCTCCACCCTCGCCAGAGCCGCATCACGCTCGGCTTCGGCTTTATCAGCCCGCGTTGAGACTTCATGCAGCAACTCCGTCAAAGCATTGAACCGGCGTTCCTCGCACTCTATCTCCATTTTTGCAGCAGTGAGTTCAGTTTCTAATTTCTCAATTTGCGGAAGGAGGGATGTATCAGTTATGTCATCCAAGAGGTACAGACGATCAAGTATCCCGCGCAACCCTTTTATTTTAGCGAAGGCTTTGTCACGCTCGG